CTCTGCTAATTTTTTCATCAACAACCTCAAGCAGTGGCTGTCCATCTTCTTCGCCGTACCTATTAATAATGTCGGCACGCTCTTTTCTTAGCTTCGCAATCTTGTCCATAGCATCTTCAGCTTCTTCAATAGCTTCATCCATGATTTCTCTGGCTTCAGAGAATCTCTCCTCGATTGCATCAATATAGAAATCTAGTTCTACAAGCTTATCGACAAGGTCTTCTGCGGTATCTTCAGGTATTCCTGCCTTTTTAAGCTCGTCTATAACGTCGTAGACAGTAAAGCCATTTATTGCTGAAGTATCTATGTTTAGGGTTTCTGCTATTTCGGCCCTCGTCTTAACTGCTTTTTCAAAGTCTTCTATATTTTGGCCAGGAGTTTTTCTTATCATTGTTCCTTCTGGAATTGTTGCTTCGGATGCAGCATCTCTCATGTTTGTGGCGTTCAGTTTTCCGTCTGGGTCCCTAAATGCTGGCTTTGCACCGCTTGAGAACGTTGGCCTATCTGTTGCTCTTCTTGCTGCAGCATCCATTCCGGCATCAGCTCTTCTGCTTGATGCGGTTCTGGCTACAAACCTCTGACCAGAAGCAAGCCTCGTTGCGCCTGGAGCCGAAGCACTCAAGTTGTTCACAAATCCGCCTGCCTCGTCCCTTGGGAACAATGCATCCTTGTCGATTGTCTCAAGACCCCTTGCATCAAGAACCTCGTTGACCATGCCAATTACTTCGGAAAGCTTTTCATCGCCAATCATTGCGTCTGAATTCATTACACCCTTGATTGATGCTCTGCCTTCCTGTACGCGAGATTCAAGTGTTGTCTTGCGACCAAGGGTGGCAGTGATTACCTTAGAAAGAATCTTCTTTTGGTCTGCTGCTCCAACCTTGTTTAAATGGTCTTTGATTCTTATAAATGCTGCATCTACAAGCATGCGGGAGTCATATTCTGCAGCAAGAGAATCAAGTCTTGGGTCACCAAGAGAAGCAACCGCTTCTTTCATGTTCTTGAATCTTCCAGAAACAATGAGGGCGTGCATTATTTCATCATTGATTGGAGACTTCTTTGTGTCCAGCTCAAGTGATTCTTTAAATTTTCCGTCTTCCCTCTTTGCAGCAGGAACAAGTCCGCTTCCAGCTTCTTCTTTAATCTTGTTTATTTCATCAAGAAGCTTTCTTACGTCTTGGCTGCTTATGCGGTCGCCTTCTGAATCTCTTTCCAATCCAAGCATTTGCATAAGCTGCGCTGCACCAATTCCATGACTTCCGTTGGTCCATTCATCCATGAAATCTTTGTCAGCGCGTGCAACCCTTTCTCCGGCTCTTGCCTGAGAAACAAATCTTTCTGGCTCCAGCTGTTCAGCTCTAGCAACCTTCTTTGGTGTTGCAGTGAACTCAGCATCCACAGTTGGGTTTCTGAATGAGCCACCACGAGCGTCCCACTTGGGGTTACTGGCGATTGCATCACTATTGAAAAACTCAACAGGTGATGTGTATACGGGTTCTGGTGGGTTATTCCCTCTTCTTACTGCTGCATCAAAGTCAGCCCTCGAAAGTCCATCCCACTTAACCTGCGACCAGTTAACTCTGTCGTTTTCGTCGAGGTCAAATTCTGGAGTAGCAATATCGCTATGACGCACCCACTTTGGAGCGCCATCAAATCCCCAAACTCTCGCTACGTCGTTTAATCCACCAACGCTTGCTGTGTACTCTCTGCTTCTTGAAAGGTTGTCAAACATGTCAGCCGCAGTTGAGCTGGCAATGTATACAGGCTTTCCGTCAAGCATGTCCTGAGCATCCGATACTGGTATACCCAAAACCCTTGCAATAAGCTGTGCGTCGTCTTTATCACGAAGAGTGCTTGGACGTCCACCAAGAGGATTCTCAATTTCGATGAAATCAAGAAGTCTTCCTGCATCTACCGGCCATCCGGTATCTGCTGAATACTCTGTATCTGGGTCTGCAATTATTCTCTTAGCTGCTTCGGCGTTAAGGATATGGGAGTTCTTACCGGAAGGGATTTTACCCAATAAGCCTTCGGTGTCGCTCGACACAACAGCCTTGCCTGGGTCAGAATGGAATGCACCCATCGTTGCCTCGACTTGCTTCTTGCGGTCATACCTTGCCGACTGTCCTGGTGGTGGGCCAAAAACATCGCCAGAAGAAAGTCTTCTTTGAAGCCTTGAACCCGATTGTCCATCAGGCGCAAATCTTCCAGAAGAAAGCCTGTTTCCTTCGCCATTAAAAGCATCTAGTTCAGCTTTTGCTTCTTCAAGTCTTTCTTGGAGGAGTCGTACCGCTCCCTCTCTGTCTCTTAATATTTCTTCCATTTTTGAAGCAAGGACATTGTCTCCACTTTCAGAAACATCGTTCAGCCTCTCCATGAGAGATTCACGAGAAGACTCCGCGCTTCTTATCTTGTCTTCTATAGCCGATATGGATGCTTCTAGCTTTTCTCTTTGCTCTTGTATTCCTTCAGGGCTTCTTCTGTAAGCTTCTTCGGCAGCTTTTTCCCTGCGCTCTTTTTCGCCTCCCGGCATTCTCCATGCTCTATCTATCAAGGCTCCTTGACGCCTGAACTCCTCGGCTTTACCATTTCTATATGGGTCCAGTTCTTCATAAAGCTTTTTGGCTTCGTCAAGGGTTTCTTCACTTACACGGCCTTTTGATACATTGACCTTTGGCCCTTCGTAGTCGTCTCCACCTCTCTCAACATTTGATACGAGGGCGTATTCATTTTCAAGACCAAAACTTGCCTCAACAACTACTGGTTTATCAAGTTTTTTGCCGTCAGCATCATGAGTAGCGAGAACTACCATGCCACCGTCTTGTATGTTCATGCTCGGGGTTGCCCACCCATCCTCATCAACATCTAAGTCTTCTTCGTATTCCGGTTCCCAACCTCTAACAACTACACCGTAGAATTTGTTTCCATTTTCATCCGTTACGGATACGGCTTTACCGATGTGGTCTGCACCGTTTTCTGGTGAATGGGAGTCGTCGGTTACTGGAGTTTCATAATCATTTTGAGGGTCGTATCGCCCGCGTGAACTATTGCCATAGTACAAACCTTCGTCGCCATACTGCGCCATTTCTTCTTGCTCGGAAGAGTCAGAAATGCTCCTAATGTCCTCGTCAGAGCCTATGTTTCTGTCGAGGGTGTATCCCGCTTCGTAATCACCCCAATCAACTAAGTTATTTTTGTGCTCATCAGTACTACTGTAGTCTGCACCACGATAGCTTACGTATTTTCTTCCTCGTACGTAATCGTCCCCGAAGCCACGAACATAGTAACCCTTAAGCGGTCCATTCTTTATTTCGCCGTCATCACCAATTTCTGGCATTTCCCAGCCCTCTGGTGCATCCAGTGGTGTTGCGAAGCGGCCTCCAGAAGAGAATCGTGAATCTGTTTTGTCAAATTGTGCATCTGCAGCAAAGTCTGCCAAATCTCTTTCCACGTTAAATTGCTCGCGAGCAAGATTTTCATCTCCGTTGAATTTACGAAGATATCCGTTTTTTCTGTTTTCTGGAAGATTTTCCCAATCGCCATACGCGCTGGCATGTTCGCTAGCTTTTTGCCACCTATTGAGCTCTTCTGGAGTGAAATCAAATTCAGCACCAGACGAGAATTCGTTTGCTGAAGGACCTGGACGACGCTTTCCTGGGCGTGTTTGTGAACGAAGAATGTCCCTGTCCGCAAATCTTTGCCTATCTTCTGCCGACCATGGTTTTTGTCTTCCCTTGCCATCACCTCTGTTGCCTCTTGCCTTGCTTCTTCCAGAAGAGAAAGTATTCGGCATACCGTCCTCTTCTGTTGTGTGGTCAAGAATCCAACTAAGTGAACCTAGGTCAAGTTCTTCCTCTGCTCTTGTTACAGCAACATAGGAAAGCCTCATCTCCTGCTCGTTCGGGTATTCCCATTCACCGTTTGGAAGTTTCTTTGGCTTTCTAAAGTCTGACCAAATCTTCACTCGTGGTGATTCGAGGCCCTTTGATGTGTGGGCTGTCTGGATGTGGACATACTCGTCACGATTCTTTGGAAGCTTGTTTTTGTCTGTAATGATGTTATTGAGAGATTCTCTCAAGTCTTCAAGCGAGTATTCGTTCATCAGCTTAGAAAGCATGTTCAGTCTGTTGTCATCGCCCTTTTCAATAGCCTTATTGAAGTCTGCAATGTTTGTAATTCCGTCAAGGTCTTGACTGAACTCAGGAGCTGAAAATACTTTCTTTCCATATACGTCTGTATAGAACGGTTTGCCCTTTTGGGCATTCTGCATCCATTCGATGTTGTTTAAGAAGTTCTCCAAATCTCTCTTGAAGTTTTGGCTTCCGTAAACAATTCCACCATCTGCAAACACTTCCATGGTTGCAGCGATAGCTCCGCCATTAGAGCGTGTCAAAATCATTGTTGGGTTATCAACTTGTCCAATTCTTCCGTCAACAGGATTTCCAGACTTGTCTGTCTTTCTTCCGGTCATGCGCTCTTTTGTATTGAGAAGCGAAAGGAATCTGTTGCCCATGTTCGCTACGTTCTTGCCGAATCTGAACGAATCAGTAATTGGCATGTCGTATGTTGCTTCTACATTTGCAAGCGTTGTTCCGTCTGCTCCACGCCATGCGTTAATTGCCTGGTTTGTGTCACCAATGTAGATTTTCTGAAGGTTTGAGTTCCTCAATATTCCAGCAAAAACTGGGTTCATGTCTTGAGCTTCGTCAACCATTGCCACATTGACTTCAGCAATTTCGCTTATGTCTGGATTTGTCAATGCCCACATCTTTGTTAGATGTGTGTTGTTTACAGGAAGCATTCCTTTTTGGTCTTTCCTGGTGGCACCATTGACTCTAGGAAGATTCATGTCTTCCCACATCTTGTTTGCATACTTAAGCAACTCAGGAAGCAATGAAGTGTCTGTCACCCTGTATGAACCGTTGTATGGGCCAGTAAAGTGTTGTGGTCCAATTTCCTTGTCGTCGCTTATTGAATAGGCATCTATCGCTTTAGCTACGATTCTATAAACATCAACATCGGTCAATTCTTCGCCTTGGGAAACCATTCCCTTTGTACCAAGATACTTAGCCCTATCTTTGAAAGAGTTGATTGGCTTTATGTGGCCCTCTTTTTTGTCAAAGCTCTTCTTGGTCATTTCTGGGTTGATAGCGTCCATTGCTCTGTAAGCAATTCCGTCCATCGTTGAGACAGAAACGTTTCCTGGCATTCCACGCTTTTCTACGTCGTCTTTTGCGTTTCTGTTAAACACGAGATAGACAACCCTTGCGTCTGGCTCTTTAGCCTTAAGACGGTTAGCAAAGTTGATAACGGTTGTCGTCTTTCCTGTTGCTGCTAAAGCACCAATCTTTACGTCTGCACCAGTCATCATCGCATCGATAGCTCTGTCTTGTTCCGGTGTTGGCTTTATCTTTGCAGGAAGCTCTGGGTAGTCATACTTTTCAATATCGGCAATATCTACAATTTGACGACGCTTTCCAGAAAAACGAGCAGTTGGTTTATCTGCTTTTGGAGCAGCCTTACCACCAGATGCGCCGCGCATCATTCTGCGTATTGCGTCCCATTGCTTTTCTGACAGTCTTCTATTTCTGTCAAATTGAGAAACAACACTGTCTGTAAAAGTGCCAGGCTTTGACCTAGCAAACGCTATTAGGTCTGCTTGCTCTTTGGTGCTTGGCATTCCACCAGAGGAGAATCTTGCGTCTGTATAGTCTTCTCTATCACCATAAGAATCTGCCATGTCGTCTGCGGTGTCCCAGTATCCGTCTGGAAGACCGTCGTTAACCATTCCTGAAGAGAATCTACTATCTCTTGATAGCGGCTTAATTTTGCCGTCGGCAACCATCTTGTCGATTTGTCTATTGCGAGCATCCTGGAAAGCTGCTTGGGCTTCTTTTTCCGCAATATCAAGAGTCGAGCCTGCAACTCTTGTGCCTCCTGCGCTCACCTCATCGTCTATCAGGTCTTGCGCGTCATCAAGAACCCTGAACTCTTTAGTGCGTCGCATCTGTTCAAGAATTTTTTGATTATCTTCATCAGAGAAGTCAGTTATGTTCCATGAATAATCGGTATACCTTGCTGCTCTGTCTACATGTGGAGGTATTGCGCTAGATATAAGACCTTCTATTTTGTCTACATTGAAACTTCTGTATGCACCGTTGCCGTTATCTGCGGTTTCGTCCCATCCAACAAAATAACCAACACCCTTTTTGCTTGTTGAAAAAGTCTCTGGGTATATGGAGCGCTGCTTACCGTTGTACCTAAAGTGAAGTATGTCTTCTCTTCCGGCTTTCTGGTTGGCCAGCGATGGATTAACGGATGTGTTGTTTGCAACGGCTTCAGCAACACGCCTTGCGTTTGCGCCCATATAGTCCGGCCTGCGGACCAATGCCTCTCCGCTAAGGTCAGGGTCCTTAATACCTCGCACTTCAAGCAAAAGGTCATCAAGGGTTATTCTTTCGTTCTTAAGAAGCGAATCTACAATAGCTTTGTCGATGTTTTCAAAATCGTCTTCTTCGTCGTAGACAAAGAAATCATGAAGACCATAGCTACGGCCAATAAATTCTTCTCCGGTTTTTGTAGACTTTGGTCTATTTGTTGAACCAGATGAAAGACGAACATCTTCAACATGACTTTCATTCCATTCACGAGCGTATTCTTCTAGCTCTTCGGGAGTCATCTTTTCAAGAACTGCGTTCTTTTCTGCACTTCTTCTGTTGTATTCTTCAAGACGCTCTTCAGGTGTTTTGCCTCCTCCCGAGGAGAACCTATCGTCTCTGTCTCTCCATGTTTCTTCGTCGAGCCATGCAGCGTAGTCTGCAGCCTCTTCGTCGGTCATGTCCTGGAATTTGTCTCTAACAGTCATGCCCTGTGCGTAGTCTGCGCCAGCCTGTCGCGACAACCACTCTTGGTACTCCTGGTTTATCTCTTCATCAGTTGGCTCAGGAAGAGAAGATAAATACTTATCATAATCGTCCATTGCCTCGATTGTGTATTTTTTAGTGTCTTCAAGAAGAGGTTCAACCCATTCTGGATTTACGCTTAGTATTTCAGCCAGCTCTTCAGCTGTCATGTTGTTTATTTCGTCACGTGAACCGTTTGTCCACAATGCGCTAAACATCGCCGATTTAAGGTCTTCCGAGTTGTCATACGAATTGATTGTTTTTTTGTCTTTAGCACCAGAAGAAAATCTTCCCGTGTCGTCAAGGTCTTCAAATTTTGGACCAGAAGTAGAGTATCTACCCTTCCAGCCGAGACCTGACCGCTGAAGCCACTCTTCATACTGCGCCTGTGTATCTTTCGGAGCGTACTGAAGGTTTGGCCTATTCACGTAGAAGAATGTCCTCATTCCTTCTAGGAATGCTTCTTTGTATTCATCTGAATAGGCGTCGGAAGCAAGCACTCTGTCCAGCTCTTGCGTCATGGCTGGAATTTTGGTCATATACCAGGACTTGTAATCAACAGCCGTAGTTCTCTCGAAGAATTCTCTTTTTGATGGCTTTCCTGGTTTATCGAAGAACGGCATTTGGTCAATCGGGTCGCCAAATCGCAAGGTGGCAACGTTTTCTGCCATCTCGCGGCCACGGAACCAGTCTTCGCTGTGCCACTTTTTATCACCTGCATACATGGGCACTTCACGGAAGAAACCGTTGTTTGCTCTAAAGTTTGCTACAACCCGTTCGTACGCAGCGCGTGCATCTTTGTCTGCCTGTGTATCAAATCTAAGAGGGTTGCGCTCAACATGGCGCATTTCCCTGAGACCTGATTCACCTATCTTGTCGAAGTCGATTTGACCAGAAGAGAATCTTCCGCCGCCAAGTGAACCGTTAACAGAGTTGTTAAACCTCTCTGCTTGGTCAAAGGCATTTTCTAGAGCAATATCACGCTGCTCAATGCTTCCATCGTGCCTCTTTGAAATCTCTTCAATGAGGGGCACTGCTCCGCCAAATCTCTTGTTGTATTCGTCGTCACCTAGTACTTCTCTGGCAATGTTCTCTGTCTCGTTAACAAAGCTGAACATTTCGTCACTAAAGTTTTGCAAGGCTTCATCTGCTTCAGACTCGTCCATGCCGTCAAGGCTTGGTAGTTCTGGAGCAACAAGGCTATTCAGTCTTTCGGATGCATCACCATCTGGCATTTCTTCATCTGGCATGTACTCGTCCGCTGCTTGTGCATAGTCTTTTTCAGCCCACTTCTTTGCTGCTGCAAGAGTAGAGAAAGGCTTGTCATGTTCGTATTCGGTCATGTCCTGACCACCGTTGCGGTTGCCATCAGAGAATCTAACTACATAGAACTTCCCATCAAGGCCTTCTTGGATTTCGTAAGCACCTTCGATGTCTGGGGCATCCATCTCATAGCCAACACCAGGAATTTTTGTCCACTCGCCAGACGAGAAACGCCCTCCCTCGGCACGACGGTCAGCCTGCCTATCTCCCGCATCAGAGATGTAGTCTTCGTACATTGCTGACGCTGCATAAGCCACGTTTTCAGCAAAGTTTTTTGAACCAGCTCCATGCTCTTCCATGTACTTGTCATGGTCTGCATCGTTGTTTTCCCACAGGTCAAGAATGTTTTCTATCTCATTACGGTTTGTTCCTATTTCAGACAAAAAGCCAGAGACTTCCTTCTTGAACTTCTCCTCAAGCATTGGTGTATCGTCAACTTCTTGGTCAATTCCGCCTGAAGAAAGACGCTGCCTTGCTTTCTGGGGCTGCCCAGAAGTTCTTTTTACAGTAGCGTTTCTTTTTGCGGCAGCCGCTGCTTGCCTTTTAGGGGTCTGCGGTGACTTTGGTGTCTTTGCTCCCCGGATAGAATCTGGCCCCTCTGGTGTTGGGTCTGGCTGTGCCAACGACCTTCCGCTACTGTCAAAGAGGCCTTCACCTACAATGCCATTACGGTTTCTATCCGGTGCGTTTTTTGGGTCCCACATGCTTCCATCACGGAGTCTTACTACCGCTCCTCGTGAACCAATTCCAGGGCCTCGTGATGCAAGGTTGGGTGTTCTGTCTCTTCTGTTTCTGCCAATATTAGGGCGGTCTATTGCTCTACCCGCAAGGTTGCCAAGACTGCGTAATACGCCTTTTGTGGCGATGTCAAGAGCGTTCAAAAAGTCTTCATTGAGTGACTTAACAACAATTCCATCTTCATTGATGGTTGCGTCAACCTTGTAGAAATCAAGAATTGGGTCTATCGCTTGCTTTACTTCAAAAGCATGTTCTGGAGCAACTTGAACAACATATTCAGATTTCTGCTCGATTATTTTTTGAAGATTAGCGATAACGCTATTCAAAGTTGAAGCATCAACTTGCTGTGACGGAATTGATTGCCCAAATCCTTCACCCCACTCTTGGTCATCAAAAGAGATTAAAGACTTTTCTGCGCCTGCAGTGGGGCCAGAAAGAAGCGCTTCAACCATGATTTCAGACAAAGGAGAATCTTGGACGTAGTTTGCTTGAGACTGAACTTTTTCTGGTTTGCCAAACATAAACTCTCCACCGGCATAATGGAAAGGCAGTCTGTATGTGCTTGACGTTCCGTCAGCCAGCACTCTGTCAAAAACAACGACACTGTCGCTTGCTGAACGCACGATTACGTTTGAGCCGGTGCGAGTCGCAAGTTCGCGGCGAAGCGCTACGGTCATTGGGTTTTCTGGCATGGATGGAATTTGTGGCTTAACAACTTCTCTTGGTGCTGCACCAGGGGTATGTGTATGCATTGGCTTTGGCCCAGAAGGCATGCCTGGTCCACCAGAAGGCATTCCTGGCATTCCCTGTGGCATCATTCCTGGTCCACACTTTTCGTCTTCTGAAACGGAAGAAGAAATAGCCTTGAGTGCATCAAGAATAGAAGAAAGCTCATTTACGTTTAATCCATCAATGCTTGGTGCATTAATTACTGAAACGCCAGATGGCTGCTCTTCCGACTTTACTGAAATTGTTCCTGTCAACTGGTTTGCACCATGAAGAACTGGAGACACCTCATAAAGCTCTACTTCATAAAGAATGTTTGCTTGCATCTGTGGGTCAAATTTTGCATTGATTGTTTTGTAACCAATAGACCACTCTTGCTCTTCACCAAAGAAAGCAACATTGGCAAACGCCTCACGACCCTTTTCCGACATAAGGTTGAATTGAACGCGAGCATAAAGACCGCCAATTCCTGCAGCCTTCATCTTTGCTGGCAAACGAGGGTCGTTGGGTGGAACCTCGTACATATCGATGACCTTGCCAATGGGGTCGTTCCAGTTGTGTCCCCATACGACTCGTGGCTTCCTTCTGGTAAGGCTCTTGCCGAAAGCTCCTGGTGCGCAAACGTCACCAACAGAGTCTTTGTTGCCTATCCCAGCGACAAAACATTCGACGATGCCTTGGGCCTCGTCTAAATTCACCATTCCTTGCGGTGCAGCCTTGTACTGAATGTCGGATTTTTTATTAGAAGAGGACATGTGACTCCTTGTGTCTTCTTCGATAATAAACGAAAATACCAATGGAAACCGCAAGTATTCAGGTTTTTAGCGTCGTTTACTAAAACTAAATACTAAAACTATCTAGCGATGAATTTTCCGTAAGTCCAGGCACGCCTAGATTCCTCGCTAGCTATCTCCGGAAGCCGTTTTGCCAACACATTTGTATACAAAGACACGATGTTTGACCTAAAAGCGCCAGCTCGCTGGTCTTCGTCAGAAACATTCAGAGAAGACAACATGAGGGAAGTAATTTCCTCTGTCAAATCCTGGTTCAAGCTCTTGATTCGTAACATTTGAGAATCGACTTGAGCAATGATGTCAGACTCTACTTCCCAACTTTTCGCGGACTTTTTCTCGATTGATGTAGATGCTTTCAACGACTCTTTGACGATGGCTGTAATTACTGGCCTAATGTCTTCATCAAATTGTCTGTCCCATGTCTCCGAGTGAAGCACGGATGGGATATCTAGGGTTCCAGCAAACAAAGCCTTCTTTGCTTTTGCTCCACTTGACTTCTCAAGAACAACACGCTGCTGTCTTTCCATGACTCTTTCCATGCTTCTGACAAGTATCTCTTCCCATCTTTCGATTTCTTGCTTTTGGGAAATCGCTTCAAGAGCATCTTTTGTCATTATGGTTGGCGACTCAGCAGAAGTAGCACCTGGAGGTACTGGCTCTGCTCCGGTCATCATTCCTGGAGGCATTCCTGGAATTGGTGATTGCGCCAGTTCTCCGCCTGGCTGTGCTCCAGATACTTCTGCCATTGCCCCAGCCATCGTATTTGGGTCGAGCGGTGGCTGTTGTCCTGGTGCTGGAGGCATTCCGGGCATTGGGGGCATTCCGGGTGCCCCAGGGGGCATTCCGGGCATTCCAGGCTGTCCTGGTGCACCTGGAACCTGAGCTTGAGAAGGCTCTTCCATCTTCTTCTTCGTATTTGCAATAGGAATAAGGTTTGGATTAGCCAAGAGCGAGTCAGCAAGGTCGCTTTCTGTTTCTTTGCGACCTGAGCCTATTCTGTACTCGTTATTGCTGATAAGACCTGCGTTGAATTCGTCCATCAAGTAGCGGTGGCGCTCCTGCTCGTAAAGCATCAAAATGGGCACTTGGTCAACATTGAAGTCAACATAGTTGTCTTCATCTAGTTCATCTAGAGCCCGTGAAAGAATCTCCAAATGGGGAAGCATCGTCTCCATCCAAAAGACACGAATTTCTTCCGAAGCGTTGCTAAAAGTTCTACCAGCAGCATTACCGATAACCGACTCTG